TAAGTTAGGAAGCTTTGCGCCTGCTTGGATATAAAGCCGACCGCCTACTGTTTGTAAGTTAGGAAGCTTTGCGTCTGCTTGGATATAAAGCCAACCGCCTACTGTTTGTAAGTTAGGAAGCTTTGCGTCTGCTTGGATATCAAGCCAACCTGTGATTTCTACTAAATCTTTAAAATCGTTTCTATTTTCTTTTGTAATCGTTAAATTGCCATTATATTTTTTCATATTTTCCTTTCCTATATTCTTCTCTGCGTTTGGCGTTGTAGCATCGTTTGCAAGCACTTGGGTAACATTTGTAAAACTCTGCGATTAGTTTAATTTCACCGCAGACAATGCATTGCTTGTGTGTTTCGTCTATCCAAACGCTAGGGTCTCGTTTGCGTGTCTTCGGTCGGTTTTTCAACGCCTTTTCTTCTTCCTCTGTCAAAGGCAAGTAGGTATTTATAAAGTCGAATAAATACCGGATAGCGTTTGTTTCGCTCATATACTCTCCTTATGCTGTGAACACTTTATTGCCACCGCTCAATATTACTGTGCCTTTAGGGTAAAATTGATATGTACACTCACCAAAGCGGCGTTTTATATCGCTTGCAATCGTTTCTCGTTTTTTGCCGATAGCCGAAACTGCAAAGCGGTATTGGTAACCACTCGGAAGAGTTACAACCAATAAAGCACCCTCATCCTTGCATTGTTGATATTGTGTAACCTCCCCTATAGGCATTGCTTCTATAATGTCTGCAACACTTGGGAAAGTTTTGTATTTGTGCGTCCTTATCAAGTGATGTAAAACTTTCTGGAAGTCGTATTCTTTACCACTTTTAACAACTTCCCCCTCAATAACATCCACATATAGCGAAAAAACACGTTGTTTTTTCTCGTCTGATTCTTTCAACGGAAACATCGTTTCCAACTGTTGTAAAAAGTCCATTATCCTCATATTACAAGCGGTCTCCCTTCATATCTTTTGGCGAATTCTGACCAAAAGTCGTCCGGCGCTCGTTTATCCTCCGAGTGGAATTTGTCCGGATTCTTTCGCCGGTAGTTATAATAAGCCTTTAAACGCTCAAAATGCGCGTTAGGCAATTCCGCGCTATACGGTCGCTCTTTGCCCACTTCGATTTGTACTGAAAAAGCTTCTATGAGTTCGTCTAAAAGCTTTTCACTAGCACACATTGCAAGCAATTTGCCGTGTTGTTGTTTAGTCAAATTCACATTTGAATATTCACCGTAAAGGGTATTACTTTCTTTTTCTTTTTCTTTTTCTTGTTCTTTTTCTTTTTCTTGTTCTTCTTCTTCTTCTTTTTCTTCAAGGGTTTTGTAACCCTTTTGAAAACCTTTAGAAGAGGTTTCAAACAAACCATATTTTTTAAGTTTTTCGATTACAGGTTTATGAGGTTTGCAATTTTCGGACAATGTACCGTATTGGAATTTTATAAAATCATCAATATAAATGTTGCTATCTGAAATAACTGTAAATTGTTGTTTCTTTTTGTTGATTTCTTCTATATCATACATTGATACAGTTTCACCAATAATAAAAGAAGCCAATTTGAAATTAATATTCCAAATACCGGCACAATCACAATTTTCGAAAATATAACGTACTAAAAGCTTTTCTTTTAAGTTTAAATCTTGATACCATTCTTTCTGCCATAAATCAGTATCTACAAAACGTTTAGCCATTATAACCTCCTAAAATGGTACTTCTTCTTCTCCGATTAATTCATTACTTGTGTCTTTTTCTTTGTCTTTTGGTGTCAAGATTTGTACATTTTCTGCAAAAATATAAACTCTTGATTTTTTATTACCGTTATCATCTGTCCAAGCAGACTGCCTTAATTTGCCTTCTACGGCGAGTAACTTCCCTTTGGATATATAATCACCTAATTTGGAAAAAGTCTCGATATTGAACCAGTGAGTAACGTTTGCTTTACTCTTTGTATCGTATTGGTTGTTAGCCAATGTGAATTTTGTTAGGACTGCTCCGGAATCAAAAGGTTTGTACTCAGGTTCTTGTCCTACCCTACCTATAATTGTAATTGTGTTTAAATCTGTCATTTATGCTCCTTTACTGAATTTAACTTTTAAAGAATCTTTGATTTTTACAAATTCTTTTTTGTTTTTTACATATTGATAATTGTCTTGGTAATACTTAGCCAACATTTTAAGGTCGCTACAAGCTTTAAGTCCTTCGAAAAGGTCAAGGTCATTGTCCGGCTGTTCTTCTTCCAAATGCCCTGCTTCTGCGTCCAACATGTCATTTTCTACTATTTCTAATGCGTTTAGATACAAATAACGCTTTAAATAGGTATGCACGCCCCCTAATGCTTGTATTTTCGTACAACCTTTAAGCTCAAGTGTTTCTATCGGGCTTGTAAAGGTTTCTGTTGTGTTATCTTCCCAATCAGTAACCGTTAAACTTGCGGTTTCATTTGCGATCGAAAAGTTTGAGTGCATTTTAAGGTCGTAGAAGATTTGGTTTATTTGCGGTAGGATGTCAGCCAATTCATAATAAGTAAATCCGCTGAATTTGTTTTTACCGCTTTTTTTTATCTTCTTTTCTTGGAGCAAAACTCTTGCCTGTTGTAATTTTTCAAAAATCATTTTATACCTCGCGGTTTCTTCTGTTTAATTCTTCATAAATTGCTTTGATTTGTTTACTGCGCTTTTCTCGTGCGATTTGCAGTAAAAGCATAAGCTCACTATCGCTTAGTGTTTGTAATTCGTTTCTGTACATTTGATTTTCTCCGTTTTGTGTGTTAAAATAAGTTTGTAATTTGATTTTCTTTGAAAGCCTTAGAAATAAGGCTTTTTTGTTTAATCGCTGTCGCCGTCAAGTCCGCTTGCGTATTCTTCTTGATAGTACATTGTTCTGCAAAACTCTTTTTCTTGCGGTGTTAATTCACGGTCAACGCCTGTGTAATAAAGCTTCATGTAAAGTGCGCGGTCTTGCGGATTGTAATAAGAAGGTGCTTCAATGCTCATTTATGCTCCTTTCTCTAACCCCTCACCCTAACCCTCTCCCACAAGGGGCGAGGGAATGAAAAGTTAATATGCTAACGTTTGTATGCTATCTCCTATCCAACAGCCCTGCCAACAAATGTATTGAGGTTGTTTTTCGAAATCATATGAAGGTCTTATATCTGTCATAGCTTCAAAACAATCATCTCTTGTTGGCGGTTCAGGCATTTCTTCCCAAAATTCTGATAACCCTTCGAGTTCTACTAAATTCATACTGCCTTAACCTCGAAGCCTTTTGTTTTTAAGAACGCGATACCGTCTTTGTCATTGTTTATCGGTTTGTTGTATTTGCTGATAAAAGCTTGATACAATGCTAAACCGATAAAGTTTTCTTTTGAAATTTTAAACTTTCCGCTCGGCGATGTGATTTGATACATTAAACCGCTCCTTTCATCATTCTTGTGTAATAATCCGCCAATATATGTTCTTTGGCGTAGATATTAATAAATCTTTGTGCTTTTGTCTGCGCTTCAACATCTATACAATTTGGCGGTAAATCCTTAGATTTTAGAATATTGTAAGCGTGGTTGTATATTGCGTTTTGCATATCGTCTACAATGTGCATGTTTGCTCCTTTCCATAATCATTATTGGGATTGATGTTGCTAAACAAAAAACTGTAAAAATTAGTGCTTCTGCCATAATTTGATTTCCTTTCTTGGGGTAATTAATAAAACCCTCTCCCTTTTGCACCACACTTCCCAACTGGTAAGCTCAACTACTGGCTTGGAAGTGAAGCAGAAAACTCCCCCGAGGGGAGGGGATGAGTTAAAGAGTTGAATCTTTAAAAAAATGAGCGGTGATAAGGTTGATACCGATGTGATTAGGGATAGCACCGCTCAAGAATAGCGTTGTTATAGAGATTTAAAAAAAAGAGCGATACTGTTGAAAAACGCATACATTGGAGGGTATCGCTCGAGATGGATTTGTAAAATTAAAGGAAGAGGGCGCGTTTATGATAGAAAAGGTATGTGTTTATTACTACTCAATAAGGAGTGCGCCCTCAAATCTTTTTCATGTTTATAAAACCCTCTCCCGAATTTCTAAGTTTCGCGTGGCTCAACTTGAAATTCTACCCTCTCCCTATGAGAGGGGGAAGGGGGAAGTTCTTATAACGGAGTTACCGAGGGTTACTCGGTAGCTCACATATAAAAACTTAATTGTTTTTCTCTTTTCTGCGCCGATATATCATCTATAGCGTCTTACGTTATTTTCTCTCTGTCAATGTACAAACCCTAAAAAGGGTGTAGTTAGCTAAGCCTTAAAATCAATTGACTTTTAGGCTTTTTCTTGTTAATCTTGAAGTATCGATTTTAAAGGGATTAGCTATCCCTTAATTTCTTTACTTAAAAAGTGGTCTACTAAGGAATTTAGTAGCTCATTCATAGATTTATTTAGTTTGATAGCTTCGATATGAAATTTCTTTTTTTTATCTGCGTTATCAAATCTGAAAAAAAATTCTCTATTCATTATGTCAATTCCTTTTACTGTCTGTCGTTGATATAATGATAGCACAATAATGCTACAATGTCAACTGTTTTTTTTTGACAAAATAGAAAAAACTTTTTTACAAGAGGTTAAAATGCAGTATTCGCAATTAATACAAGCGATAAAAAAAGAAATCGATTACGAACCAAAACAATCTGATTTTTGTAAAATATTAGAACTATCACGTCAAACTATGTCAAAAAGGGTCGCAAATGACAGTAAATTTTCTGATGACGAGATAAAAGCAATTGAAGCTTTTTACGCTATAAAGCTTGACAGGGAATTGCAAACAAAATATGTTGATTTGGACTATTACCCCAACGTATTCGGCTCTTGCGGTAGCGGTTGCATGGTGTTTGATGAAAGTAAAGAGAAAATCACAGTTGCCAAGGATATGATTATTAATTACTCGCCAAGCAAGGTTTACGGCGTTATGTCTGCCGTTGGATGTTCTATGTCGCCCAAAATCGAGGACGGCGACAAGTTGGTTATCGAAAAGTGGAACGGCGAACAAATCAAGGATAACAGGGTGTATCTGTTTAGATACAATGACGAATTATTTATAAAACGATTGGTGAAGAATATTGACCAAATCGTTTGTATTTCAGAAAATCCACGTTTTGAAGACAGGGTTATAAAGGATTTGAAGAATTTTAGTCTTGTTGGTGAAATTGTTGGGCTATTTAGAGAAAGGGTGTAGAATGGGGCTTGATGTAAGCAAATATGAGAATGAAGGCTACGTCAGAATCAATCTTAAAAAAGGTTTTAAACGTTTAGGTTTGGCAATAGGTTACATTATTTTCGCTTTTTTCTTTTTTACAATCGGAAGTTATGAAGCCGTCATGGGAAGTTCATCATTAAGTGGCGCAATATGGGCGTGGTTAGGTATAAAATTGTTTGAAATAATAATAAAAGGCATTGGCTGGATTAAAGAAGGTTTTAGTGCGGAATAGGAGTTAATATGAGAAAGATTTGTTGTATTTTACTTTTGTTATTGTTATGCAATGTTGCACAAGCAAAGCAAATAACTGTACCTAAGGGTACAGATGTTAACATCTCGGTTGTTAGAGTGGCTACTGCAAAAAATATACGTAAAACTTACGAAGTAAAATCTATTATTAAAGATGATGTAATTATAAACGGTGTTATTGTGTTTTGCGAAAACGACCCCGCTATTATCGAAATAGGAGAGTTAAAAAAAGCTAAGTCGTTTGGACGTGGTGGAAAAATAACCGCGGTCGGTGGTTTTGCTGTTGATGCTAACGGGCAAAGTCATAGATTTATATTAGATAAAGAATTTAAAGGCGATAATGATATTTGGTTAACACGTTGGATTCCATTTAATAAAGGACATCAAGCTATGATTTTACCTTCTGATATTTTTGTCGTAAAAACTAATAGAGCGTTTGTTTTTGCAGAAGAAGCGCCAACAACTAAAAATCAACAATATATTAATCCTGTAAGACCGCCAAAAGGCAACAGAACTAGTGGCGGTGGTAATAATACAAATGTACAATTTGGATTAATGAATCAGAATCACAACTAAAATAAAAACCTTGCGCGAGCTTTAGTATATAAGGTTGAAACGAAAGACGCAAGGTTGAGAGAAAAGAAACTTTATACATTTATTCTAGGTTTTCTTAATTCCGGCGGTATTTGATAAGCTAATACCGCATTGATGAACCAGTGGGAAATACTTATTCCTGATTGGTTCATTTTTTTTAGCTTTGATTCTGCTTCACTGTCGTTGACTATGATTGTGATTTCGCGCATATATCCTCCTAGTTAATAATACCCTCTCCCTAACCCTCTCCCTAGGAGAGGGGATGTGTGTGTTCCGAGGGAGGGAATGACCAAGACGCGTTTTTTATTGTCTACATGTTTACTATCCCTCTAACCTAACACTTATGCCATAGCCAAGGCAGGCTGTTTGAGATTAGCCATTTGGGGTATTTTTCGTAATCATAGGATTGACAGATTTTTTGTTACAGAAAAATATGTAAATAGAAAGCCTTAATGGAGAGTGTGTACGTGTCAAAGAAGAATGAGCAAATTAACATATTTACGCAGGTGAACGATACAGGGGATGTAGTCGTCTTAGACGAGTTTAAAAGCGCGCACGAAGCGTTTGAGAAGCTTCCCAAAAAGAGAATCCATTACAAAAAAGCCACGTATCACAAAAAGTATAATAACTACACAGATATTGAAGGTAACATATTTGATGACACACACATTTTCGGAAGGCTGAACGCAATGTACACACAATTGGCAAACGCCTTCCCTTTTCTTTTTCAACAAGAAGAATGCGCAGAAATCGGTATGTTACGCTGTTGGAAAGTAGAATACATCAAAGAGGAGTACACGCATAAGGGTATAAGCTACATGGGGCAGAATTTCACAGTAAGGCAAGCTGAAGTAATCGGCACAGAAGATTTGAGCGCAGAAGCAAGGCTGTTTATCCATAGCGAGGTTTTAAGCGCAATGGATGAAGGTTACAGCATTGAGCAAATGAACATGTGGCTAGAAGAGTTTGTCAATTACTTCAAGCAAGGATTTAGGGCGTGTGATGTGTTATTGGCATTATTAATGGTGGAGGTATAATATGGCAAAAACTACGCCGTGGAACAAGATTAAAGCAGAATATTTGCAAGGGGTAACACCGAAGGAGTTGGCTGAAAAATATCAACTTAAAGCTAAGCAAATCAGCGACAAAGCAAATCAGGAAAAGTGGGTTGCAGAAAAAACGAAAATATACGAAAATGTCCGAGAAAACGTGCAGGAACGTATCCAAGGATTAACAAATCTTGCATTAGACACGCTTGTAGAGGTAATAAACGATAGTGAAACAGAAAAGCATGTAAAAGTATCTGCGTGTAAGGCTATTCTTGATATAAGCGGTCTGAAGAGCATTAAGCAAGAAGTCAGCGGTGTTGAAGGTGTTAGTGTGGTTATCAACAGGGAAGCGGTACATGTCGAAAGCAATAATTAATTATGATTGGAAATATCCAGCGAAACTTGAACCTGTTTTTGATTTCACAGGCAGATATATTGCAATTCCCGGTGGGCGTGCAAGCGGGAAATCGTGGTTTATTCATAACTTAATATTAGAGAAATTATTATACAAAAAAATAGATGTGTTATGCGCGCGTGAGCACCAAAACTCAATTAGCGAATCAAACTATAAATTGTTTGTTAATACGATTAAAAAATACAATTTGCCTTATGAAATTCAAGCTACAAAAATCATAAGCAAAACAACTGGTTCTACAATTGTATTTGTTGGTCTTTCTGATGTTACAGCAGACAACATTAAGTCATTTGAGGATTTCAAACTTGTTTGGCTTGAAGAGGCCCAAAAGATTAGTGCGAAATCTTGGGAAACATTAAACCCGACAATACGTGCTGAAGGTTCACAGATTATACTTACAATGAACCCTGACCGACCACATTCAAAACATCCGATTATGTCTGAATTAACTACGATGTACAAAGATGAAACATTATTAATTCATATTAATTATAATGAAAATCCTTTTGTATCTAAAGACATTATTAAAATGGCGGAGCTTACAAGAGAACACAAGCCCGAAGAATACAAGTATATATGGCTCGGTCAACCTGATGATGATATGGGGAATAACATTGTCAAAGGCTTTACAGACAAGAATATCAGGCATTTAGTATATCAAAAGCAATTGGATTTGCATATTAGTTGCGACTTCAACTACGACCCTATGTGTTGGGTATTCTTACACAAAGACCAAAATAAGCTATATTGCTTTGATGAATTGGTTGTAGAGCATACATCAACAGAATTATGCGCGCACAAAGTAATAGATATGTTCCCAGACCACAAAGGCGCAATCATTCTGAACGGAGACGCGGCAGGACGTCAGCATAACTGTATGCAAGCTAACCCCGATATGACAAACTTTAAGATACTTCAGAGGGAATTAGAGCGACATTACGGGCGTAAGGTAGATATCAGAATACACAAGGGCAATCCGCACAAAGTGAAACGTTTCGAAGCTTTTAATAACCTTGTGAAACGTTACGACGGTGAGATATGCTTTTATATCGACGAACGTTGCAAATGGACGATTTATAACATAGAAAACGCCAAGTATAAAGAAGGTACAAGGGAAGTTGACGAGCCGACAGTTTCAGATATTAAAAAAGACCCAAAGAAAAAGTTTCTTATTCACCCGTTAGACGCTGTTACATATCCGGCGGAGTATTATTTCCCTGTAAAATAGCCCGTTTTGCCAAGCTCCATAATAGAATAAACAACACTATTATGGAGTTTTTATATGGAAATTAAAAAAGAAGTTATTGAAGCTGAAAAAGAACTTAACCAAGAAGGCAAAGACGCTTTGGCAAAGCAAATAAGCGACAATTTCACTAAGTGGGATGAAGACAGAACAAAACAAATAGATTTAGCGCGCGATATTATGGAAGAGGTTTATTTAAACCAAGCTAAAAAAAGTTTTGGCAAAGGTTTTGAGTGGAAATCGGATGTTAAGCTGAACGGATTATACAACATCAAAGCTGCTCAAATGTCGCAAATGTGGCGTGAATTGTACTCAAATAACGCTCAAATGTTTGATGTACAAGGAACAAACGAACAAACCGAGCAAATGGCAAAACAACAGAAAGCAGCTATTGTTGATTCTCTAAACAAAATGGAAGTAGGTAAGCAATACGATAACGCAATGCACAATTGGTATGATTACGGGGAATTTATCCTAAAAACCGATTGGGAACAGCGTAAAAAGATTGTGAAACGTCAAAATAAAAGTCTAGGTTGGATTTTACAGAATATTACAAGGAATTTGACCGGCGCAGGATATGTTGCAAAAGAATTTAAGGACGTAGAGATTCCATACTATGAAAATGCTAGGGTTGAAAGTATCAGCCCTGCCATGTTTGTATTTGACCACACAAAATTTAAACCGCGCAACAAGGATTGTTGGGATAGTTTGGTTAAGATTTACAAAAGGTTTGAAACGTTTGAAACCATAAAAAATAACGGTGTTTATAAGCTGAATAACGAGCAATTGGAAGAGCTGAAAAGTTATGTAGACGGCGCAACGGACGAAGAAAACAAAAAAGAAATAGAATTGCGCGACAAAGATTTTTACGGCGG